CATCGGTTTTCACATTTGTTAAAAGGTGATGGATTTTGTGACTAAGAGAAAAATGAAATATTTTGAGAAACTTACACCCTTATGGGATGTAAATAAGCTGAAAAGAGCGTTGCAAGAAGTTTTAGATATAGTGTCCTTTCCAACGGCAGGGAAATATATAAACCACTATACTAAAACATTTGCAGACTTTTCTAATCCTGTAAAGGTAATTGAAACTCATATTGAGGAAGAACTATTGAACCTAGATACAGTAGTCAATCAAATTGTATTGACCAAAAAACCAGAAGTAACCTCTGATTACTTTCGGGTAAAATTAAGAAATCAAAAAAATACATCCAACTCTTTGTCTAGGGAACACATTGGTGAGGTAGATGATTATTTAAAGGAAATGGAATATACACAATTCATTCCAGAGTTTAATCATACTTACTTTAGAGAAATTTTTGACGAATTAAAATCTGTAGTAAGGATAGGGCGAATAAGAATAATAAGAAGCTTTCCTCAACAATGTTTATCTTGGCACGTTGATAATGATAACAAAATACATATACCTATCAAAACTAATCACGGTGTTAGGATGGTTGTCGAAGATGAAGCTGTACATATGCCGGCAGGAACTACTTACATTATGCGTACCAACCAGAATTATCATACTGCAATAAATGGCGGTAATGAGGAACGCATTCATCTGGTTATACCATATGATTAATAGAAACGATCCCTTTTATCAGATAAAAGAACAAGAGAGAAGATGTGCACTAGGTTGGCATAATTTTAATACTTATCAAAATGATGAAAAAGAAGTTATGATATGTAAGGTATGTAAACATATGCAATTACCTAGTGATATTATTATTGAAATTGTTAATGACAAGGAGGTATAGTATGGCAGTAAAGGATTTTATTTCACAACTAATAAAGGAGTCTGACAATGATATGGCGTCGGTTGTATCCAGCGGTATTGTTGGCGATTGTTCTAGCTATTTATCTACTGGATCGTATAGCCTCAATGCTCTTCTAAGTGGGTCTATGTATGGTGGTGTTCCATCAAATAAAATATCATGTTTTGCCGGTTCAGAAGCTGTAGGTAAAACTTTTATTACTCTAAGTATTGCAAATAATTTTCTTAAAGAAGATAAAGATAATATTGTAATTTATTTTGAGAGTGAAGGTGCTTTAACCAAAGATATGATTGAAGAACGTGGTTTAGACACAAATCGTATTGGGTTATTTCCTGTAGCTACAGTTGAGGAGTTCAGAACGCAGTGTGTTAAGATTATTGAAAATAGTAAACGCAGTAAAGGTAAATTGATGATATTTCTTGATTCACTTGGTAATCTTTCTACAATGAAGGAAATGGGAGATGTGGCGAGTGGTTCTGATAAAAGAGATATGACACGGGCACCAATGATTAGGGGTACATTTCGTACCCTTGCTTTAATGTTAGCTAAACATAATATTCCATTGATTCTCACCAATCATACATATGATGCGATTGGTAGTATGTTTCCGAAAAAAGAAATCTCTGGTGGAGGAGGAATTAAGTATGCAGCATCTACTATTGTTACTTTAGGAAAACGAAAACATAAAGATGGAACAGATGTTATTGGTAATATTATTAAAGCAAAATTAGTTAAAGGTAGAATGACTAAAGAGGAATCTGTTATTGAAATGATGTTAGATTATGACAAGGGACTAGATAAGTATTATGGTTTAGTACCGATAGCAGAGAAGTATGGTATTTTTAAGAAGGTGTCAACAAGATATGAAACACCTGTAGGGAAGGCATTTGAGAAAACTATAGTGAATGATCCAGAAAAGTATTTTACAGAAGATGTTATGAAACAACTTGAGAAAGCTGTATTTAAGGAGTTTAATTATGGTAGTAAAGAGCAACCAAAGGACGTTTAATGCTTGGATAACATATCAAGCAATACATGCACATTTTACTAGAGAGTATGATTACTTTAAGTATAATGGTAAATTGAATATGAATGAATATTCAATGGAAAAACAATTTATGAAGTATGAGGGTGGAGGATCACATTCCGCCCAAAGAACAATTTTTTCTAATCTCGGAAAGGCTTTCGAAAGCAAAGAAGATTTAATATTCTTTTATTTGTCACAGGTTACTAATAACGTACCATATCCATCTATGTTTGATAGTGATTTGTATGAGGAATATAAAGAGAGAATGAATAATTTCCATTTTCATTTAAAACGTGATACTGAGGAAATTTATACGCACATGGGGGAGTGGGATAAAACCTTCGATGAAATGTTTGTTGCAAAGGGGATTAATCATCCGTCAATATTAAAAATGGCATTAATACAGACTATATCATTAGAAACCTTTGCTGTGTTGGATATTGTATTAAATTTTATCCCTAATATGGAAAAACAATTAATCGATCCAGCTTCAAAGGATTATTTGAAATTAGTAAAAAATTATAAACCATTTTTATCCATTGGTGTTGATAAGGAAAAGAAAATAATAATGGATGTTTTAAATAAAGGGTAATATGCGAACGGAAACTTTGATATTAGAGAATTTAATTCATAATGATACCTATGCGAGCATTATTGGTATTTTTCTTAAAGAAGAATATTTTAAGGATGCCGCTGAAAAAATTATATTTAAAGAAATACAAGAACATCTTACTGAATATCATAAACCACCAACAGTGGAATCACTATCTGTAAAACTTACAAATAGGGATGATTTAAATGAAACAACATATAAGAATTGTTTGGATATTTTAAAAGCGTATAATAAGAAAACAGATGATGAAGAATGGTTAGTACATGAAACTGAAAAATGGGCAAAGGATCAAGCTGTATATAATGGTATTGTAGATTCTATTGCAATTTTAGAAGGTAAAGATCAAAAGACTTCTAAAGATGCAATACCAGAAATTCTTACAGAAGCGTTAGCTATTTCTTTAGACCAAAGTGTTGGTCATGGTTATATGGAGAATGGCGACGATCGTTGGGAATTTTATCATAAGAAAGAATCAAAAATTCCATTTGATATGGTAATGATGGATAAGATTACTAATGGAGGAATTTCTCCAAAAACCCTTACGGTATTGCTTGGGGGAACTGGTGTTGGTAAAACATTAGTTAAAACACATTTGGCTTGTCAGTATATGAAACAGGGATATGATGTTTTATATATTACTATGGAAATGGCGGAAGAAAGAATAGCAGAAAGAATAGATGCAAATTTAATGGACATTGATATTGACCAATTACATGTAATTCCAAAAGATAGTTTTCAGAAGAAATTAGAGAAATTAAAAATTGGTAGATTGATTGTTAAAGAATATCCAACAGCTGGTGCTCATGTTGGAAACTTCCGGGCTTTAATAAGAGAATTAAAAATTAAGAAAGATTTTACTCCAAAAGTCATTATATTAGACTACCTAAATATTTGTGCATCCAGTAGAGTTAAATGGGCGGCAAATATGAATACTTACATTTATATTAAGTCTATTGCTGAAGAGATTAGAGGTTTAGCGGTTGAATGTAATGTTCCTATTATTACAAGTTCTCAATTGAATAGAGAGGGGTTTGGTAGTAGTGACCCTGATTTAACTAATACATCAGAAAGTTTTGGATTGCCAGCTACTGCTGATTTAATGATGGCGATTATTGCTAAAGATGGAGATCCGGGTAGTAAGAATCAAATCCTATTTAAACAATTGAAAAATCGTTATAGTGATTTATCTATGAATAGTAAATTCTTGGTTAATGTTGTTAAAAAGAGGATGAAATTGGAGGATATTGAGGAGGATGCACAACCGGTTTTGGCGGGTGATAATAGCGGTAAATATTATCAAAAGAAGGCAGAAGCCAATACTGAGGCTAATCCATTCACATTTAAGATTACCCCTAAGCTCAGAAAAGTAGACGATTGGAATATATAGTGTGTTTAAATATTATAAATATATAAGAATATGACTGATAAAATTAAGAAATTATTTATTGATGCGAAGGCAAAAGCTGAGAAAAAGCGAGAAAAACCTGCTGAAGGTTCTCTACTTAATATCAAATTAACTAACGCAACAGATCACTACACAATATGTCCGTTTAGGTCAATTGATGCTAATGATTGTCCATTATGTGTATTAGAAAATCTAGATCTCTAGGAGAAGTATGAAAACATTTAAGACATTTATTACCGAAGC